GCCTATCCATTCTTCCCACACTTTCTTGGTGACGCCCAGGTTGGTCATGCCGCCTGGGTCTTTTGGATGGTTAACGTAGCCGCCTTCGTGCTTTAGGATCGCCTTCAAAGACTCGTCGAAATTCTCTTTCATTTCTTCTCTTTCATGTCGATAATCTTCTCCAGCGTTCTACCACCAAAGTAAAATGACATGACCAACATCCCCCAATTTCCAAGCAATTCCACGAAGGAATCAGCAATATCCAAAACAGACGCATCCATAATCGCTAAAGCCAGATACGCCACCAGAATGTAGACTAACGTCAGAGGACGGATATTCTTAGACAGCCAGCTATCGCTCGCCATGTCGGCTTGCTGACGCTGCGTCAGGTTGTTTTGCTCCGTCTTGTAGAGGTCGGTATCGTTGGCCATCTTGGCTAATTCACCGTCCTGAGCCATCTTGGCGAGTTCCAACTGCGCCTTAGCTTTTTGTTCCGGATCCGGAATCAGCTTGTCGATCAGTTTGCCGCCGATACCCAGCAGCGCGTCAAGTCCTAGCATGTCAACCTCCTTGTTGAAACATCCACCACATAGCCCAGCAAAACGCGAACACAACGCCCACCATAAGGACGACGGTCGCGGCTAACTCAATATGTTCAAGCACCTTCTGCTTGGCGCGCCGCTTTCGCATCTCAGCGGCCTTGGCTTGCAGGCGCTTCTCTGTCTCAGCCTGGCGCAGCGCCTCGGCCTTGGCCTCGCGGTCGGCTCGCAGCTTGCCCATGCGCGCCCAGAACTCATCCCACATGCCGGCTTCTTGGAAATGATAGGTGAAAATGTGCTTGATGTCGTCGTAATACTGCTTGATCTGACGATCGATAATCATCAGCTCCATGACGTACTCAGCATCTGATACGTAGTCGGGCACCGGCTCGCCTTTGGCAACAGCTATCTCTTGCGCTGCCTTGGCCTCTTCCAGTTGACTGCGTTTGGTTTCGTACTTGCCAGCAGCGGAGAAGAACTTAGTGACGCCTGACATGGAGTCGGCCAGCGTCTTGCCGGACTCGACTGCGCCATTGATCTCATCGAACGCCTCGCGGGCGAGTGCTGCGGCCTCTTTGACGCCAGTGACGACGGCTTTAACGCCTGCAATGGCCAAGCCGATGGTCACCGGGTCGATCATTTATCCTGTTTGTTGTCGAGCTTGTCAAAAATCTTGGCCAACATGTCGCGGATGTCGCGGATGTCGTCCTTGTAATCTTCGCGGGTCACATACGTGTGCGGCATGGCACGCACGTCGGTGTCCAGCCGGTCGATTGAACGATGGATGTTGTTGAGTATCCACCCACCAAAGAAGCCCGCGATGGCGACCGCGATATTGAATAAGACTTGCGAATCCATGCGTCACTCGTAAAGGATATTGATAGTGCCAGCGTCGAAGGTGTTTGTGCCGCCGACTGTGGTGATGCGGACTTGCGTTAAAGTATCTGAGAGGGTTTTTGACCCTGCAAACATTTTAGGTTGACCAGAAGCATTGATCGCAATGACTCCACTAATTACCCAAGAGTTTGAGCTATTTACAAGAGCAATTGTTGCAACACCGGAATAAGCACTAGCAGCGGCAGGAGAATAAACTAATTGAAAGCCCGCAGTAGACGCGCCTTCACTACCCCTATCGCCGGAGCCACCTAAATAACCTGTGTTTTCAATACCGCCAGAGTCACCTAATTGAATTAACCACGGCGATGTGCCGCTTGTCGACACGTTGCTAAACATCACAGTAATTTTCTTCACCCACGAAGGAATGCCTGTGAAGTTCACAGCAGTACCTGAGGCCGTTACCGCCGTACCCGACACAACGGGGTACACCTGACCTGTTACGCCATCGACTTCATAGTCGGGCGAGCTGATACCATTTGTACCATCAATCACAACAGCCATTATGCTTCTCCTTCAGGTTCAACGACTGGCTCAACGACTGGCTCAACGACTGGCTCTGGCTCGACCACAGGTTCTGCCACAGGTTCAACGACTGGCGCAGCGCAGCTCAAGGCTTTCAGTTCATCCAAGGTAGCGCAGGTATCAACTTGGCTCGTAATGTCACGCAGACGCTGCTTCTCAGCCACAATCGCTGCTGTATCGCTACCAGACTCTAACGCACGTTGGAATGCGACATCCTGAGCAGCTAGAAGCGGCGCACGTTCAGCACGAAGCCGATCTTTAGTAATCGACTTGGCCTTGTCCAGATCAATCGTAATCATTCGGTCACCTCAGTAAAGTCAGCCGTCCAAGCGTCACGGAATGTACGGTCAGCAGGAATGTCAGCAGCGTCAACGATCTTATAAGGCTTGCCCGCAGGAATGTCTTTCATCGCCGCTTCAACCGATTCCGCTGGGATGATGACTGCGACACCGCCGTCATCTGTTGGGTAAATTATTCGTGAGTTCATGGTTTCTCCTATCGGAAGACTGAGACATTACATTCTGCTGAGTCCAGCATAACTGAAGCGTATGCATCTCCCGTTGTAACTTGTATTTGAGTTGTAGATTTTAAAACTGCTGCACCACTAGAGCCAGCAATTACCATTGTTCTTGCGTTATTTGTTGTGGACGCTCCAGCGCTAGTTGTATTTACTGCATAGTTTGCATCAGGCATAGCAGTCGTAAAGTTGACCGTGTAATCACCCGTACCGTTATCCGTAATACTCGACACATTCAACGATGCACGAATAGCGACAGTGCCGGTTCCGTTAAAGTTGACCCAAGCGCGGCAGAACGTACCAATCTCAGTACCTGCGCTATCCTGAATAGTTGGCGGCGTATTGGCTACACCGTTCTTTAGCACCAGCGTACTTGTCGATGCTGCTTGTATGTTATCTGCTACGATAGTTCCAGCCATGATGTCCTCTTATTCGTAGAGAATGTTAATAGTGCCGGCGTCGAAGGTGTCTGTGCCATTGATTGTGGTGATGCGGACTATATCTAGCGCACCGCCCAGAGTTACAGTACCTGCAATTACGTTAAACCCCGCTAATGACGTAGCTATATTTCCAGAACCGACCCAAGCATTACTGCCAATTAAAGTAAATACAGCAGCCCCATAAGCAGCATTTGCCGCAGTCAATCCGCCATACATATCAAAACCTGCGGTAAAAGTTTGCGTTGTTGGTGATCCACCTGAATTGGATGCTGCTCCTAAGTACCCAGATGTTGCAACCGTACCGCCCGTTCCTAACCTAAAACGCAGTGATGAACTTCCACTAAGGCTAATACCATTCAACATCACCGTAATCCGTTTGACCCATGATGGAATATCCGTAAAGTCAACGCTTGTGCCAGACGCAGACACAGCCGTACCCGACACAATCGGAGCCAACGTACCAGTGACAGCAGCCAACGTCTGCGTATTACTGCCAGCAACAGCAGGGGCAGACACCGTAACTGTGCCGCTGGTATCGCCTGAGAGAACTAAAGATGCCATGATTACTCCTTTAAATGACGATCCACCGACTGCCGGATGGAACGGTGACAATCACCGGCGCGGTGATGTCGTCCAGCGACACCGACTGCGAGATGTCCACTTCGTAGGTACCAATACCACCGGTGCCGGTACCCAAGGTTGTGATGACCGTGCCCACTGTGATGCTGGTGCCGACAATCACCGAACCCACACCCAAAACGCCGGAAGTAACGGTATCAATCGTCAGCGTCGTGCCAGCGATACTGCCGGTGCCAACAAAGCCAGCATCCAGCGTGATCGGGCCGGTCGTCATGGCGTTCTTGGTAGCCGGAATTGTATAACTGATCGTAACCGTCTGATCGTTTTCGATGAAAACTTCATCATTACCACCGCCGGTCGCGCCTGCTGCACCGCCCACCTGACCCCAGGCGCCATTAACAAACCCTTCAAACAGATTCAGCGTGCTGTTGTAGCGGAACATGCCGTCTGTCGGCGCGTCAGGCCGGTCAGTTGTGGCGCCCACAGGCATCTGCACGTAGCCAAAACCGGAGAAGGTGACGTCCTGCGTGGCTGAAAGAGTAGTGAACGCGCCCGTATCGGGCGACACGTCACCAATCGGGGGTGGCGAGCCGAACGACAGGTTGTCCACAGGCACCAGGATATTGTCGGTGGTGTACTGGGTGACATCGTTCTCGTCGGTGACGACGAACTTGTACGCAATCGTTGGCTGCAGCCAGATGTTGGCCATGCCCCGCGCATCAAGAATGATCGGGTTGGCGTTAGCTGTGCCGCCCGCCTGGTCGGTGTAGGTCGCAATCGGTGTCGTCGTGCCACCGGCGTAGGTGTAGACCTTACCAGCTACCAGCGGGTTGCCGTTGGCGTCGAAGAACTGCTGCTTGGGTGTTGGGGTTAAGGATGCCATTTATTTCCTCAGATTGTTTCGGTTTTCTGGCGCTAACACGTTGACCACAGCCCCGCGCCCTTCTTTTGGTATCACAGCCCACTCCTGCGGATTGTTCAACGCGCGCAGCACAACGTTGCGCTCCACAGCCGACAGCGTATCAAGCAGTTTAGCCATGTTTCGGCCTGACTTGGACGCTTCCGTCAATTTGTTCATCACGTTTTTACCCAGCTTTTTCTCCAGCGCGTCCAGCGTCGCATTGGTCAGCGTGGCTGCACGACTAAAAAAGGCAGGTAAACGAAATTTGGTGGCATTAGCCTCAATCAGCTCGCGCAAGGCGTCCCGGCCAGCTGCCGCCTGCTCACCCACGCGGATGTCGCGCTTGACTTCGCCGGCAACACCCTTCAAGGTCGCCACGGCTTTAGCGCTCATCTCTTTAGCAATGTCGTAGCTGCCCGAGCCAAAAATCTTTTCAACTTCTTTGGGGCTGTTGCCTTCCACTAGTTTAATAAACGCTTTTGGGTCGTTCTGGTACATCTCCAGCGCTTTGGCCGACAATTTCTTTTGGCTGACGGCTTTTAGCCCTTGCGAATACGCATCAAGGTAGGCGCCATATCCGGTGCCGCCTGCGTCTTCAACGGCTTTGACAATCGAAGGCCGCACGCTTTCCAACACTTTGGCGGCTAACTCTTTCTGCGCCTTGGGGTCGTTGGGGTGCAGTTGTTTGGCAACTGCATTGACTGAGTTTTTGCGAATGGTGTCCAGCGCCCATGCGTCAATTACCCCGCCCAGATTCGTCCACTGTTTAATATCGGATGCGACGCGGCCCAACGCACGTTGCAGATCGCGGTTGCCGGGTGCGAGCTTGGGATCGGCCAACGTCTTTTCAATGCTGGCAACAATCGCGTCGCCTTTGAGTGGCTTTAAGCCGTGCGCTTCCAAGCTGTTGGCCGCGGCGGTGGCAAAGCGCGACGCCTCACCAAAAATAAGCGAGCCTTCAGCAGCCTGTGTGGCTACATCATCAGCACGTTTGGCTAGTTCACCTTCGTAGGTATAGCGCCCTGTGCTGACCGGACGGCCAAGCTCGATAGATTTTTGCTGACCTTTTTCTAGTAGGCGTGTACCTGCCGGCACAGTGCCTTCTGCCGCAGGCACTAAACCTACTACGGGTTCTTGCTTTATTACGCCGGGCGGCACGGCTGACAAGCGTCGTACTTGGTCAGATTTTTGTGCAGCCACTGTACCCATACGCTCGGCTTGCGCTTCCAATGCGGGCTTCAACGCACCTGCCGTATTGGCGGCTGCCATCTCAACTTCAAGCTGCGGAATCAGCTGGTTGCGCAACTCTTTCTTAGCTTGACCTTGCGCAGTTCTTGCGCCCGTTTGCGTTTCAGCGCCAGCCAACTCAGCCAGCTTATTTAGCCGGGCGGCCTCTTGAGCTTCTGCGGTTGTCAGCAGGTAGCGTGGGTCACGCTTGGCCGCCCGCTCCAGCAACGCCTGCGTGGTGGGTGAGGTTAGGTCGGCAATCGACTGTGCAGCGGTCACATCAGTCGGCGCATTGCGAGCCAAAGCACGGGCGGCTGCTACATCAACGCCCAGCGAGTCACGCAGAATCTTGGCGGCTTTTTGTGCGCCGATCTGGCCAGACAAGGTATCGTACAGCCAGCCAAGACCGCGCCCACCCATCTGCAAGGCTTTATTAACCATCGGCGCAGCAACCTGACCGCCTGCCTCAAAGATGGCGCCCATCAACAGATCGCGGGTACCAGCTTCGATACCCTGGCCGGCAGTCATCTCAGGTATGTTGCCCAGCGCGATGTCGGCTTGACGCAACAGCCCTGACGCTAGCCCGTAGCCGCCAGCCGAACCCATAACAACGCCGGCGGGGCCAGCTGGTGCCCCAAAGAAACCACCCGCTATTGCACCGCCCGCCTCCAATGTCGGGCCAAGAAATTGCCGTGCAGTTTGCGCGGCGCTATAAAGGCCGGGGTAATCTTTAGCGAACGGAGGCGGCTGCACGCGTGGCCCCGGCACTTCGCTTACAGGCGCTTGTTCTGGCGTGGCAGGCAGTGGAGTGTCAAATATCCATTTGTCATCAACAAGATAAGCTTTAGCGCCTTCTTTGTTAGTCGCTGATTCAGTAATGGGCCGCCATTGCCCATTAACGAGCGCAACGCGCTCGCCAGTTTCAGGGTTAGTTGCGGTTTCCAGAGCCATTATTTTTTATCCGATACAAAACCTGAAGGTAAGGGTGGGGCTTTACGTTGGCTAGAGCTTGTGTCCATGCCTTCGCCAACAAACTGATCTTTACGCTCTTTCATCAAGCGAAGAATAGTACGTCCAGCTTCTTTGCGAATTTCAGCAGGCAACGTAGAATCGTTTAGCTGACCAGCCGCTTGTTTATATGACAGTGTGTCTTTGTCCGATTGCGGGCCTTCAAAACGTGGCACCATCTTCAGCACCATGTCAGCAATAGGCGCTAACTTAGCTGAGGCAATATCTCCAGGCGTAGCTTGACCGAATACGCGGGCGCCTATGTCTACGGCTTTGCCAATGTAACTACCAGTAGATTGATCAATCAAACCACCATCTGCAGTAATTTCAGCCAACTCTTTGCTGGTACGCTCAATGTCACGCGACAAATTCTTTTCGGCTTGTTCCGCTTTAATAAGGTTAGGGCTCTTTTTGCCAGCATTAGTTTCTGTACGAATCTTTTGACCAAACGCGTTGTAGAACGTAACATTACCTTGGTCATCAGTCGATGTGTGCGCAACCTTGTTGGGGTTTTCACCAGCAGTTGGCTTATTAATTTCCGCGCGGCGCAATCTTTCCATTTCTTTGTTGTGGCGCGTTGTTTCTTCAAGCTGCAACTGCGCGCGATCAGCGCCAGCGCGGCCAATCGACTCCATAGCGTTTGCATGACGCGTCTGTTCTTGAATACGCGCGTCTTCCAACGCAAGCCGCGAGGCTTCATTTTCAAGCCGAGCTTTTTCCCGCGCTTCTTTTCGATCTGCACGCTCTGCTTCACGCACATCTTTAACTCTATTACGCGCCATTTCGATAACGTCTTTAGGATTAACGCCGCTTGACGTTAACTTCCAGTTTTCAGGATCTTGATTAAACGCATCTTGATTAGCGTTAATAGCCTCTTCGTAAGGCCGTACTTGCGACAAAACTGGCCCAAGGTCTGGGTCTTGATACATCGCTGACACAAGCTGAGACACGCCGTCTATTGTGTTGACATTAGGTACAACAGACTGAAAAAGTTTGAGCTTACGCTCGGCTTTATCAGCTTTAAGTTTATCAATGTCAAATGTGGCTTTTTCTGCTGCGCGTTGTTCTTCAAAAACTTTTTCTGGCGCTAACATGTTCGTTAGCGTTTGGGTTCTGAACTGACTCATATCAGCATCAGGCGTTAGACGCGAGAGCATGTCATCCGCTTCTTCGCGGTCGATCTCGCCAGCCCGAACACTTCGTTCAATCATGCTGACAGCCTGACCGTAATCAGGCGCACCAGCAATCTTGCGCAAACCAAACTCGCGATTAGCTAGACGTGTTTTTCTACGCTGCTCTTCAGTTGCAGCTTCGCGTTGTTGTTGAGTCGAAAGCGCTGTTTGTCGTTGCGCTTCTGCAGCGTTTCGTTTTTCTAATCCGGTAGCAATTTTTTCATAAAAACTAGGCGCAACGGTAGCAAGTCGGTTAAAAAACTCATCTGATCCATACTTTATGCCGCTACCCATCAACTGCGCAAGCGCGTTGCGCTCTTGCACTTGCTGTTGATACTCTTGCGCTTTCAACGCATTTAGTTGCGACGATTCTTGCAGATTGCGCAGCTGCATGCCCCGCGCCATAGCGTTCATTGGCGATTCAAGCTGAATGCCTTTAAATTGCCCTGGAAGGCTGTAATCAATACCGGCCATGATTTACCTTTAAGTAACGTCGTATGGGAACGGATTACCCGGCATACCTAACGGCGCTGCTCCACTTAGTTGCTGTTGCGGGAAAATCCGATTCATCATCTGTTGATTCTGGTAATAGTTCAACCCTTGACCCAACGCGCCGGTCAGCGCATTCGCTTGGTTCATGTAGCCAGACGCGCGGATGTTACCCATCTGCGCTGCGCCTTGCGCCATGCTTTGGCCGTACTGACCGGCTTGGTTAGCCAACGTGGTAGCAGTTGTCTGACCCATACCTGCCAGACTTTGTAGTGGGTTTAAACGAGCGGCGCGTTCTGCCTGATAACGGTTAAACGCATTGGTGTACTCTTGCGACCCCAGCTCTTGCCCGAACCGAGTGACACCTCGCATCTGGTTGCCCGACAGCAGACCGCCTCGCGCAGCTGCTGAACTTTCCAGCGCGCGCAAACCTTCTTTCAAGCGAAAACCGTAGCCGGGGTCTTGCTGAAACTGTTCCATACCAAACGGCGTGTAGCGAGAGGCTTGGATCAGTTCAGGCAGCGCGTTAACACCAGCCTGGCGAAATGGCTCTTGCAGCTCAACCTGACGGTTAAACATGCGCTCTTCAGCTGCTGCGCTTTCTCTTGCAGCACGTTCTTGCGCGCGGCCAGCAGCACCTGAAGCAGCACCGCCAATTAACGCGCTACCAAGCATTGCCCCACCAATAATCCAAGGCATATCAATACTCCTTTTGCAATTCGCTTGCGATGTTTTGCGCGGCGGCCATATCGCCCGGCGCAATTAAAACTTCGTCAATTTCGTATTCATCCACACAGCTTGTGGCGTGAATGCAATACCAAACTACATCAGTTAACGCTTTTACGCCGTGGTGCTTATTAGCTTCTATGGTCAACAAAGCTGGCGCACACAAAATGTCTTTTTTGCCGTCAACCAAAATTTCAACTTGACCTTCAGCCAAAATAGACATGTGGTCGTATTTGTGCGCATGCTGTACTAACACTTGCCCAGCAGGTATGCGAGTTTCTTTAGCGTATACGCCGGAGCTAAAATAATGACTAATCACACCACCACCCATCTTGAGCCGCTAGACACCGTCACTGTCGTGCCACTAGATACTGTTACCGGGCCAGCTGACATGCCTGACGTGCCTGCGGCGATTGTGTAGCTGGTGTCGATAGTTAAACTATTGACAAATATACCATTGCCCGCTACGAAATGCTCCGATGTTAATTCACCTGTGCTAGGTTTGTACAGATATTTGGCGTTGCTGGTATAGATGGTCGACAGCGAGCCGGACGTGGCAGCTGCAAACGTCGGATAGACGTTCGTTGACGTGCTAGTGTCGTTCGTAATCGTGGCGCCCGAGCCAGTGGCCACCGCCCAGGTTGCTGTCGTGCCGTTCGATGTCAGCACGTAATTATTGGCGCCAATCGGCAGGCGAGTCGAGCTGTTGGCGCCGTTGCCGATAATTAAGTCGCCTGTGCTAGTGACCGGCGACAGGGCGTTAAAGGCTGCACTGGCAGTCGTCTGGCCTGTGCCGCCGTTGGCGATCGGCAGCGTGCCGGTCACTTGGCTGGTTAGATCCACGCCGGTCAGAGTGCCACCCAGTGTCAGGCTGCCGCTAGATGTGACCGTGCCAGACAGGCTAATACCGTTGACCGTACCGGTGCCAGACACACTAGTGACGGTGCCGGTGTACTGGTCGTTCGACGTGATGGTGAAGTTGGGGTACGTACCTGAGATGCTGGTCGTGCCCGCACCGGTCAACGACACCACTTGGTCAGGCAAGGTATTGGTGATCGTAAAGTTAGGGTACGTGCCGGACGTGCTGATGCCTGTGCCGCCGGTCAAGGACACCGTTTGGTCTGGCGCGGAGTTGTTGATCGTGACCGCGACCGAGCCATTGTAGGTCGTGCCAACGCTGTACGAGATGCCGGTGCCGGCAGTCAAAGCATTGGCCACGCTGCCAACGCCTGTGACGCTGCTAGGGGGGACGTTTTTCCAGTATTGAGCCGTGCTGTCGTACTGAATTAAATCACTATTGGCTAGCGTTGAGAACTGTACGTTGGAGTCCGTACCGCCCAACACGGAGCCTGGCCGCAGAAGTACCTGAAACGACCCCGACCCGCCTGGCCCTGCGGTAATGATGATGCCGACTTGCACCTTAATGTTGGGCGCGGTAGGCTCGACATTAGTCGGGTTGCCGGTTACCGGGTTGTACCAAATAATGTCGTCATCAGCCCACGTTTCACCGTAAGCGGTTCCGTTGGTGGTGATATTACGAACCACGCCAAAGTTGGTGACTCGACCAAAACCGTTTAGCGCAATATTTTCAGTAGCAACGCCAACAATCGCGTTTATGTCCGTAATGCCTGCAATCGTAGGGGCAAAGGTGATGACGCCACTAGCACCTACCGTACCTGTATGGTAGACAATCTGAAGCGGCGAATCGGAAATAGCCGCTGTGGCTTTACCGTAAACAAAAACCTCTTCACCTACCTGCTGGGTAATGTTGCCACCGCCCATGCCCATGTTCCAGCTGCCGGTGGTTTGGTCATACCACATGCGGCCAGCAGCCAACGTGGTGCCGGAACCATTACCCATCTGGATGTAGGTGGGTGAGCTGATAGCCCCTGTAATGCCCGACATCGAGGTGATGTCTGAGTTGGCACCTAATGCGGCTGCACCCAGATTAGTGCGCGCGCCAGAGGCTGTAGTAGCCCCTGTGCCGCCGTTATCGACGTCTAGGGTTCCGGCCAAGGTAATCGTGCCGGACGTCGTGACAGGCCCGCCAGAAGTCGTCAACCCCGTTGTGCCGCCGGAGACATTGACCGATGTGACCGTGCCTGTGCCGCCGCCCCCGCCGCCTGAGTTGGCTTTGTTGAGTAGGTTTAGGAAAAACCGATACCAATCCCGCGAGACAAGCCCCGTCCGCTCGTCGATGATTGACGATTGGTTTTTGGGTAGTTGTGGCTCGTTATCTGGGTTAGGCATTGGTGCCGGACAACGCAAGTTCGGCACCCAAAATGGCGATCTTGACGGGGTCGGTGCCTGATACCTCGTACACGCGGTCACGCAGCTTGTCAGTCATACCTAACCGACGCCAGAACGCTCTGAATCCATAATTGCCCATTTTACCCATGCCAGCCCACTTCTCGTTCGACCACGTATGGCCGCCATCGTCTGAGAAGCGCAGAATAACTTTAGGGTCGTTGCCTTGACCGGTCACGATACCCACGCCCGTTTCGCACTCAAGCTGCAAGGCGTGCTGGGCGGTACGCTTTAAGTTGTTCTGGCCGGTGGGCAGCGCCCGCCACGACCGCAGCCATTTCTGTGGCAGGTTGTCGTCAGCAAACACATCCAAGTCATAGGCGTAAATCTTGCCGTTTTGGAAGTCGCCGACTACCACCTGGTTGTTAAAAAAGGTCTGGCAGTTCGCCCGGTGGCGGATAAACTGGCCGTTGGCAAACCCGGCGCGCTCATGCCAAGCGCCTGTCGCCACATCAAACACCCATGTTCGCTGGGCGGTCGGAAAGGTCAGCACGTAGAACGAATGACCGTCCTGCTGGTAAGTAAAGCCGATTGCGTCTGAGATG